TCCGTTGCGATCACCTTCCGGATGACCGTGCACGCGACCGCCGATGACGTCGGCAAGCTGTGCGAATTCATCCAGCGCGACATCGAGCTGAAGCTGACGCCGCCGGAGGCGAAGACCGCCGACGACCTGTTCCCGGACAACATGCGGAAGGCGGCCTGATCATGGCGCGCGCATCCGCACCCGCTGAGAAGCGCGGCCTGACCATTGCCGAGAAGGTCGCCCGGCGCGCTGCCGTCTGCGCTCGGATACAAGAGCTGCTGGCCGAGAAGCCGATGACGATGGACGAGGTAGCGGCGGGCCTGGATCTGGCCTGGGGCACGGTCTACAACTACATGACCCTGATGGAGCGGGAAGGCCAAGCAGCCCGCTCCGGGCGCTTCGTCAAACGCGCGGAGCTGTGGGTTGCGGGTGCGCACGCCGTGGATCTGGGCAAGGACACGCCGGCAACGCAGAGCGCGAGCCTGTGCGCGCTGGAGCAGGCGCTGTTCGGGTCGGCGCGGGGAGCTGCAGCGTGAACCAGATCGATATCTTCGGCGCCGGCGCGCGCCGTCTGCAGATGACCGAATCCATCGAGTTGACGATTCAATCGCTGCAGGCGTATGGCGCCGACCACGACCACTGGGGAATTGCCTGGTCGGGCGGCAAGGACAGCTCGGCCACACTGACGCTGATCATCTACCTGCTGGACACTGGCAAGATCCGGCGCCCAAAGTCGATCACTGTGTTCTACGCCGATACTCGCCAGGAGCTGATCCCCCTGGCAGTGGCGGCGCGCCACATCATGGACGAGCTGGAAGAGCGCGGCATCCAGTGCGAGGTGGTGACAGCACCGATGGACAAGCGCTTCATGGTCTACATTCTCGGCCGCGGCGTGCCGCCGCCGAACAACAACACTCTTCGGTGGTGCACGCGCCAGATCAAAATCGATCCGATGGAGCAGGCCCTGCGCGACCGCCTCGACCAACTCGACGGTCAAATCCTGATGATCACGGGCGTGCGCCAGGGCGAAAGCGCGATTCGCGATCGCCGCATCGAGATGAGCTGCGGGAAGGACGGCGCCGAGTGCGGCCAGGGCTGGTACCAGCAGGTGCTGCCGAATGCGAAGGGCCTGCGCGGCAGGCTGGCCACCCTGGCGCCGCTGCTCCATTGGCGCGTGTGCCACGTGTGGGAGTGGCTGAAGCATTGGGCACCGGCTGCCGAGTTCGGCGACTGGAGCACGGCCATGATCGCCGACGCCTACGGCGGCGACGAGGCGGAAGAGATCAACGCGCGCACCGGCTGCATTGGGTGCGCTCTAGCGCAGGAAGACAAAGCTCTCGACAGCGTGCTACTGCTGCCGGCCTGGTCGTACCTGGCGCCGCTGAAGGGCCTGCGTCCGCTGTGGCGCGAACTGCGCGAGCCACAGCACCGGCTGCGCAAGGCCGGGATCGAGCGGCTGAAGGACGGCAGTATCGCAAAGAATCCGCAGCGCATGGGGCCGCTAACGCTGGAAGCACGCCTGATGGGCCTGGAGCGCGTGCTCGGCATCCAGGCCGAGATCAACGCGGCGGCGCGCGCTCTGGGCCGGCCCGAGATCGACCTGATCAACGCTGAAGAAGAGGCGCGCATCCGCGAGCTGATTGCGCTGGAGACCTGGCCAGAAGGCTGGGAGGGCGACGAGCCGATTGCCACGACCGTGATGGACGTGATCTACCAGAACGGGGCTGTGCAGCCGCGGCTGTTTTCGGAGGCTGAGCTTTGAAAAAAATCCATCACATGCTTCCGGCGCGCGCGCGTTCCAAATCGATCTGCCGCTGCATGGCTTTTGCCCGGTACTTTCGGGTTAGCTTCGCGGCAACCTCGTTGAATCGCTTCGCCTCCGTTTTGGAAATGGTATGTCCAGAAGAATGGGCAGCCAAATTATGCAATTCGATCAGACCAACTAGTGTTTCCACCTCCGCACTGGAAAGGAGACCGTCGTTCGCTAATGATGCAACGATTTGTGCCGGCCCAACGCGGCGGCCAGAGCCGCGAAATGCAGCAGCGCCTCCAAGGTACGAAAGTAGCGCATCTTCGAGAGCTTGCCAGGAGGCCATCACGATACCCGTTGGGTTCGCACGCAATGCGATGGGGTCGGGAGCTGACGGACTTTCTATCGAATACGCCCCGACGAAGTCAGTGTTAACCGTTGTTGTTGGCGGCGTGGTCGGTGCTGGTGTCGGCTGGGCGTCCACCACCGGCGTAGCTACTTGTGGCAGCGGAGCAGGAGCCTCTGGCGGCGCTCCTGCTTCCGACGCCGCAGAGATCTTCTCGGCTGCCTGTTCAGCTTTGTTTAAAACGCGATCGAACTTTGCCTTTATTCCTAAAGCCTCCAGTTCCGAGAGCGAAGGTATCAGCTTGAGGATCTCGTCTTTAAAAGTGCGGAGGATTAAGACCGTGGCTATGGGCCAAGCAATGGCTGAAATGAGATCAGTAAAAGGCTTTACGAGACCCGACGCTTTCACGTCCCAGAAGACAGCATTTGTAGTTGCAGGATCGACCATGGCAGTAAGCGTTCGAAATTGACGCACGGATATTAACACGCTGTTAACTAAATGGAACGAAAAGAGGATATGGACCGAAAACTCGACATCCTGCACGAAGCGAAGCGCCTGCGCCTGTTGGCCGCTGCGCTCGAGCTGCAGCACTACACCAGCACCGCATCGAACGTGGTGCCGATCCCAGGCGGCGACCAGGTGATCGTGATCGGCACGCCGGCGCAGGTGCGCGAGCTGCTGGCGCGCTGCCCGCACTGCGACGGCACGGGTGATGTGCACCGGCCTGACGGCACCTGGGCCGGCACCTGCACGTGCCCGGCTGGCGCCACCGACAGCGAGGGCGGCCACCATGACTGAACGCGGCATCCTCTTCAGCAGCGCCATGGTGCGCGCGCTGCTCGACGGCAGCAAGACGCAGACGCGGCGGGCGCTGCGCGTGCAGCCTCTGGACGTCCTGCCGATGAACGGCGACCTTACCGGCCGCGAATGGGTCGGCCTGATGACGCGCGAGCCGAAGCCGGAAGGCCAGGTTTTCCGCTGCAAGTTCGGCGTGCCTGGCGACCGCTTGTGGGTGCGCGAGACGTGGGCACAGCCCACGACACTCGACCCGGGCCCAACTTTTTACCGTGCCGATTATCCGGCCTGCGCGGCTGGCTTCTCGAATCTGCCGCCGGCCGACGAAATCACGTGGAAGCCGTCGATCCACATGTTCAGGAAGGACAGCCGCATCCTGCTGGAGATCACCGGGGTTCGCGTCGAGCGGCTGCAGGACATCAGCGAGGCCGATGCGGCTGCCGAAGGCTGGCCGCGCCGCCCTGAAGTCTCAGACGATCCGCAGGTACATGCTGATGCGGCGCGCGACTGGTACATGGACCTGTGGGAACAGATCAACGGTGCCGGCAGCTGGGCCGCCAATCCCTGGGTGTGGGTGATCGAGTTCAGGAGGGTCGAGGGATGATCGAACGAAAAGCAGACCGGCGCCGCGGCGTGTCGTCGTTCTTCACCAGCCCGGTGAACGACCGGCGCCGGCCGAACTTCGAGCGACGCGGCACGGTCCCGGCCCGGCCTGTGCCGACGCCAGCGCAGCGGCTGTACGGGGAACGCCGCGTCCTCCCAGATGCGGGATTGGAATAAGGAGATAAATATGCAAGCTGAAACCAGTAACACCCTGCCGTCCACCGGCTTCGTGCGCGAGCGCGACCTGATCGGCAACGCGCAAGCGCGCGGCCCGGTTCCGTTCTCGCACGCCACGCTGTGGCGGAAAGTGAAGTCGAATCAGTTCCCGGCGCCGGTAAAGCTGTCCGAAGGCGTCACGGCCTGGCGTGTCGAAGACGTACGCGCATGGATCGCGAAGCACGCCGGGGCCAGCGCGTAAGCGCGTTGGTATTTCTGTTGGTATGTGCCTCAATCTATCAGCAAGAAACGTGTCAACCATGCGCCTTCCGGCCGTTTTCCCGATTCCGGCCGGAGGCACCAGTACCTTGTAGCAACACATACCAAGTTGTATCAAAATCCGAAGTTTTCCCTATGTAGCTGGGGATTTTTTCGGTTCATCAAGTTCCCTGCTGTATCATCCAATCTCCACTTTTTGTTGGTAGGTTTGATGGTATGTCGCCGTCAAGCGCCTACCAGATACCAACACGAGATAGGAATGCCCCTCACTGATACATTCATCCGGCAGGCCAAATACAGCGGCGCCAAGGCCGGCGACAAGCACTCTGATGGCGGCGGCCTATACCTGCTGGTGAACGCGGCAGGTAAATACTGGCGCATGAACTACCGTTTTCTGGGTAAGCAGAAGACCCTGTCCCTCGGCGTCTACCCTGCCGTGTCGCTCGCTGCAGCCCGCAAAGGCCGCGACCAGGCGCGCGAGCAGCTCGCCGCCGGCAAAGATCCGAGCGCCGAAAAGCAAGACGCCGCGCGGGAAGCGATGCGTGCGGCCGGCGCCACTTTCGAAGCCGCAGCACGCGACTGGTTCGAGGCAACCAAGAGCCAGCGTGCCGAAACGACGCACCTGCAGGTCGTGCGCTGGTTCGAGGTGGACGTGTTCCCCCACATTGGCCAGACGCCGATCCATCTGTTGCGACCGCGCGACATCCTAGACGTTATGAAGAAGATGCAAGCGCGAGGCGTCAGGGAGACAGCGCACCGCGTCCTCGGCTACATCAGCAAGGTGTTCCGTATGGCGATGGTCGCCGAGCTGGTCGACCGTGACCCGACGGTAGGTATAGGTGACGCCATCGAAAAGCCGGTGGAGCGGCACCTGGCAGCCATCACCGAGCCGGCCGACGCTGCCATGCTGATGCGCGCGATTCACGCCTACGAAGGCCATCCGGTGACATGCGCGGCGCTGAAGTTCCTGCCGCTTGTCTTTCAGCGCCCGCACATGATCCGAGAGGCCGAGTGGGCAGAGATGAACCTGGACGCCGGGGAATGGCGGATCCCGGCCGAGAAGATGAAGATGGAGAACGACCACATTGTGCCGCTGGCCCGGCAAGCGATCGAGATCATCCGGGGCCTGGAGCCGATCACCGGCCATGGGCGCTACGTGTTCGCCAGCCTGCGGCCAGGCCGCCCCATGAGCGAAAACACGATCAACATGGCGCTGCGGAATATGGGCTACGACGGCGACACGATGGTCGGCCACGGTTTCCGCGCGATGGCGCGCACTATCCTCGACGAAGTGCTGGGGGAACGGGTCGACCTGATCGAGCACCAGCTGGCGCACGCGGTAAAGGATGTGAACGGGCGGGCCTACAATCGCACGGCCCACCTGCCGGCGCGGCGGGAGATGATGCAGCGCTGGGCGGATTATCTGGACAAGCTGCGACTGGGCGCCGATGTGGTGCAGCTGCGTCCGACCGCGTAGGCGAGACGGCAGCACTATTGAGCCGCCTCACCCGGGCATTGTCGGCCGACGGTATCGTGCCGACATGGAATTGCGTACTGACTTCTTTACCGCCAGTCGGGTCGACCTGGCGCTGATTCTGCTGCCGACCATTACCTGGCAGGAAGCATCCGTAATGCTGGCCATTAGCGGGGTGCCGGCTGAGGTGGCGGCGCGGGTGCTGGTCCTGCCTGAGGCGCGGCGGTTGCCGGCGACACAATGACTACTTCGCCGTTAACCACGCGCAGCAGCAGTTCGCTGCCGCGCGTGGTGATGACGTGGAAGTCCATCAAGGTTCAGGACCGTAGAAGCCGTGCGTCCGGATCCAGTCCTGCAGCGCGTCTATCTTGGCGCGGAGCCGGTCGGTTTCTCGATCGGCAGCTTCTGCGAGGTCTCGAAGACCGCGTTCAACTGGTTCTGGTAGCTCGACGGTTTCGACGGTTCCGGCTGCATTAGCTCGGCCGGCGCTTTCGGAGATTCTTTCTCCGGCAGGGCAATCACGCTGGGGGACTGGAATTGTGATGCGCAGCCGCTGGCGATCAGCAGCAGCACGCTCAGCAGCAATACGGTCTTCGCTTTCATGAAGTTTCCTTTCGTAGTCGGTCAAGGTGGTACGGGTGGCGGCCAGGTCCTTCTGGCGCGCCGCCTCGTTCTTCGCGACGGCGGCCAGCACGGCCTGCTTTTCATGCTCGGTGCGCGCCAGCTTGTCGCGGTCCCATTCAGCCTGAACGCCCGCTGCGCCCAAGTGGTGGCCACCAGCCGCTGCCAACACGACCAGGGCGATTACCACCAGGACGCCTGCCAGCAGCTGCTCGAGCCGGCTCATGCTGGCACCCGAGCTGGTTGCACGTCGTACTGCGCCATGTTCCGGCCGCCAGTGCGGTTGCCCATAATGCTGATCAGCAGGCTGGCGTAGTCCGGGTCGGTCGCGTAGCCGGCAGCGGCCACCGCGCGCGCCCATCCTTCGCCTGTGATCTCCTTGAAGCAATCCCGGTACCGCGGGTTAGCCTTAAAGAAGTTGGCGTGGTCGACCATGCATTCCGCCCAGCTGGCGTATGCGCGGAACTTGTCGGTGACGGCCACGCGCTGGCCCTTCACGACTTCATGGGTCGAGACGTCAACGGTCGGCCCCTTCCAGGCCCTGTCTGCCTTGATGCCGAACAGGTTGTTACCGGGACAGCGCGCGCCCCAGCCGGACTCCAGCGCCGCCTGCGCCAGGGTAAAGGAAGCTGGGATCCCGGTGGCGCGCTGGCAGGCCTGCGCCGGCCCGACCATCAGGGCAAGGAAGGCGCTAGGCGGCATGGTCTTCCCCCTTCGTCGTGGCCAGCGGGTCGGCCGGGTCGGCCGGCAGGTTGAACTTCGCCGTGAACATGGCCTCGAGCTTGAAGAGCGCGCGGGAACCCATGTGCGACGAAATCCCGACTAGCGCGTACTTCAGCGGCGCCGAAGAGCCGATCGAGTCGCACAGGTTGGCGGTGATAATGCCGGTCAGCCCTGCGGCCGCGATCTCGCCAAGAAACTCGGTGAAGTTCCAGGCACGCACGTGGCCGGTTTTCATCTTCTGCAGGAAGGATGCGATGCCGCCCAGCAGAGACACGAAGGCGACCCAAGCCCAAGGAAGGATCTCGGCCAGATCAGAAAACGCTGGTGGTGGAGTTTTTTCAATCATTTTTATCTTTCAGGACAAGTTAAGGACGGCGGTTTTTATGCTTGTGTTCCAACCACGGTGCCGTCGGTGTCGCTGATCGGCGGGGAACTCTTGATGCGCAGACGTCCAGTGCCGTCTACCCAGAAGTTGTACGAACCGAGAATCAGGCGCGAGCCGTTCCAGGCGGCGCCGTCCAGATACAGGGTCTGGTTCTTCAGGCTCAACTGGTTGCCGGCCTGCGCCGGGTTGATGATCTGGGTAAGCGGCGTCACGTTGTTCAACGCAAAGCTGCCCAGATTCGGGCCGAGGTGGTTATGGTGGAAGTTCGCGCGCGTGCGGGCGTCCTCCGAATAGAATGCGCCACCGCTGCGGAAGTTACAGTTGCCGAAGCGGTTGTTCTGGGTCATATCGCCGGCGTTGGAGCACAGCATTTTGAGCGCCGTTCCGGTGTTGTTGATGAAGTCCACCTCCGACACCCGCGCCCATTGGACCAGGTCGAACACGATGCCGTCGGCGTTGCCGTTGCGGATCGAGCCACCGCGCACGGTGATGCCGTCCAGGCAGTTGACCGCCTTGATCGCGTAATCCCTGCAGCCGATGAAGTCGCAGTCGATGAAGCGCACGCCCTTCAGCGCGTTGGCGATATAGACCCCGTAACCCCATGCGAAAGCCGGATTGAAGTTTTCCCCACCGTCGTTGGCCTGGTGGATATGACATGCATGGAATTCGACATCCTGAACCGTGCGCTCTGCCAGGGAATTGCCAATAATTTTTACCTGGGTCGCATTGGCACCGATCAATACGCCGTAGAACTTGACGTTGCGGATCACGTCGTCATGCGATGACGTCGTGGTGTCGATCTGAACGCCGACGCCAGCACCGCCATATTCTGCCGAGAAGATGCTGCCGCCGAACACGCGCACGCCACCGGTCGAGATCAGCAGGCCGATCTTGTTGTTGCCGATGTCGCAGCTGAAAATATCGGTGTCACCGGATTGGCGCGCCAAGTAGATCCCGTAGGTGGTGTTATCGCGAATCATGCAATCGCGAATCACGCCGACGCCATTTCCATACACTTCCAGGCCAATCTGGTTTTCGCGCAGGTTGACGCCGTAGACGTGGAACGACAGGCAGGTATCGAAGTGGATGGCGCGCGCGCCGCCGGTGATGTGCAGGCCTTCGACCGTGCAGTTATAGGAAAAGGCCGAGAAAAACAGCACGTCCAGGGTCGTAGCCGCTGCCTTGAGCGTAGAACCCAGTGTAGACGTCGTCCAGCTGCCGCTGTAGCCCACGCCGCGCAAGTGCACGTTCGGCTTACCGGTGATGTTGATGGTTTTGCCAACCAGGTACACGCCAGGCAGGAATTCGATCGTTCCGCCGTTCGGACCCAGGGCATCGATCGCCGCTTGGATTGCGTCGGACACATCCAGCGAACCGACCCGGTTGGCCACGTCCGCGCGCTGGTCATCCGTCATGTAGTCCTGGACCGTGATGCGCTCTCGGGCCTTGTCCAGGAGCGTGCGCTTCACCGCCTTGGCGCCGGCCGCAATGAAGCCGAGCAAGCCGGAACCTACAGCGGCGGCCAACTGCGTCAGCAGCCCCCAGACGCCAGCCGGATCGGTGTTGTAGTTGTCGACCGTGTAAACCAGGTTGTCCAAGAGGTCGCGAACTTCGACCCGATAGTTTCCGCTCCAGTAAATCGGGTTGGCGGGCTCGCCGCGAACGTTCAACTGGATCGGGTTCGCTTGGGCGATGGTGCCGGCGGCGTCGGTGTATGTCGCCTTCGGGTTGCTGGTGCCGGCAGCGTAGGTGTAGACCTTGCCGCCGACCAGAGGCGTGCCCAAGGCAGACAGAAACTGCTGCTTCGGCAGCGGCATGAGGGTAGTGGTTGGCATCGGTGCTCCTTACGAGAAGTCGGTGGCCGAGTACTTGAAAGTCAGGCCGTTGCCCGAGGCCTGCACGCTCCCGCCCTTGTTCACACCCTGGCGAATCAGTTCGGGGCATGGGTACGACTCGCCCGGAGAGATCGTGCGCGCGCTGATCATGATGTTGGTCGCGTCGGGGCTACCGCCGGCCGGCACCAGCCAGACCGAAGCGGCGATCGGCGCTGCGGTCGAATTGCACAGCGTTGCGGCATTGATCACACGCTTGGTCAAGTCGGGCACGGCGACACCCTGCACAGCCGCAGCCGCCCCCAAGGCGCTGCCGTCGTGAATGTAGTTTTGGATGGTCATGGTTTTCCTATGGTGGGTAGAACAGGGTGCTGCGATTACGTGCCGATGCCGACCGAGATCAGCACGGCGCGAATGCTGTTGGCCAGGGCCTGCGTCGTGGCCGGGTCAGTGGCGACGGCGGCCAGGGCGGTGCTGCTGCGGGCGGCGAACGATCCCGACGAAGCGTATGCAGCGCTTCCCAGCGTGCCGCCGGTGCCGATGTTCAGGAAGGCGCCGTCGCTGCCGGAGAAGCCCAGCGTGTTCGATAGCGTCAGGGTCTTGCCGTCGACGCCGGCCAGCGCGATCGAGTTGGTCACCGTGAAGGTCTTCCCATCGGCTAGCGTGTACGTCGCGGCGGTGGCCGGCTGGGTGAAGGTCAGCTTGTTCAGGGTCTGGACCGTGACTGCGGTGAACTTGGCGGTGTTCGCGGTGCCGGCGCCGATCTTCCCGGGGTGCTCCCAATCCACCGGGCCCGGCACGATCGAGTGCAGCAGGCGCGCCAGGTCTTCGACACGCCGCTCAAGCGCAGCGATGCGTGCCGCAGCGGCAGCGCCGTCGCTGGCGGCCGACTGCACCGCCTGGCTTTCGATCGTGCGCGCAGTGGCCGCAACAGCGGCGTCGGTACCCGGTTCGCTGGCGACCATGGTGGCCAGCTCGCCCAGACCGAGCGCCGATGGCCCTCCCAGCCTAGTCATCGTGTCGGCCAGCGCGCGTGCAAACTCCTGCGTCATCAGCACTTCGCCGGTCGGGCTGACGCGGCCGATTGGAATACGTGCGGGGAACAGGTTCAAGGTGGTGCCCATGGTCAGCCCTCCGGATTCACGGCGGCGCCGATGATCACGCGCTTTACCGGGTCGCTGATGGTCACGCGATACACACGGTCACGCGCGCGGCCCAGGCGCGTCCAGAAGACCCGGGCGCGGTATTGGCCGATGCGGCCCAGGCTGGCGGCGCGCTGGCTGCTCCAGGTGTGGCCGCCGTCGTCCGACCAGTCCAGCAGCACAACCGGCGCGGCGCCCTGGCCGGTTATCAGGCCCACGCCGGTTTCGAAGTCGACCTGCAGGCGGTTATGGATCACCCAGGAATAATCCGGCCCGCTGATATGTGCGGCGGCGCGGATCGCCGGCAGCGGGTCGGTGCCGTCTTGGTAGTAGTCGAGGTCGAGCGCGTACAGCGCGCCGGTCTCGTAGTCGCCCACGACGTTCTGGCCGGCGTAATACATATGACAGTTCGAACGGTGGCGGCCCAGCTTGCCGTTCGCCGGGTTCAGGTAGGCGCGCTGATGCCACAGCTGCGTGGCGGCGTCATAGACCCAAGTGGCCCCGCCGGTCGGGAAGCTGATCACGTAGAAGGTGTGGCCCTCCTGCTGGTAGGCGTAGGCGATCGCGTCGGCGATGGTGTCGTATTGCGCAATGGCGTACTCGATCGCGTCGGTGGAAACCCGCTGGGGCGTGTAGCCGTTCAGGCGCCAGATGATGCCGCCGCCGTCCGCGTTCTTCCCAAGCCAGAACACGCTGTTGTCCATGGACGCCACTGAACGCGGCGCGGCGCATCCCTGTTCAATGGCGGCATTGCCGTCGCGCGCGAAGGGGAAGTCCACATCACCGGATGCGCGCCAGATCTCGGCCACGGTTTCCTTGAAAATGACAATTTCGCCGTGGTTCACCAGCAGGCGCACGATCGGTTCGTAGTTACTTTCGGCACTGGCAAAGTCGAGCGCGTCGAAGGTGATCTCGTTCGATCCGCTGATGTAAAACTGGTTGGTGCCGGGCCGGTTGAAGATGGCGAAGGTATCGAGAATGTCGGCGCTGCCGGCGCCGTAAAAAGCGTCGTCGGTGATCTGGGTCACGGTGTTGGCGGACAGGTCCACAAGGTACCCGGCGTTCCCCGTGACGATCACCGCCTGCGTGCCGTTGTCCGTAATGTCGACCGGCGTGGCCAGGCCGTCGACCGCGCCGATCTTTGAAAGCACAAACGACTTGCTGAGCCGGTACACGAAGCCACCGGCGACCACCAGGGCGTCGCTGCCATTGGTGGGCACATGCAGACCGCGCACCGGGCCAGATGGCGCAGAGACAAGCGGCCGCAGGCCCGGCGTGCCGTACAGCGCGCTGACCGCCTTGGCAGTGCCGGATTCGCCCAGCACCGGGAACAGGTTGATGCAGGCCTGCGCGTCCAGGTTGCTGCTGCGCGCCTGGTAGGAAGCGCCGACGAACGGAATCTGCGGCATCAGTCGCCCCCCTTCCCGGCCAGGTCCTTCAGGTTCGGATTTATCGCGTCGCGCACCTTGCGGCGGGTATTCGCGGAGTGGATCTGGTCCGTCGTGTACTTGACCACCTTACCCAGCACGGGTGTCGCCTTCGTATAGGCGGCGATATCGTCCAGCTTGCGCATCAGTGCGCTGGCCGTGTTCGAGCTGTTCACCGTGCCGCTCGGGCTGGTGTAGATGTCGATCGCGACATCGCGCAGGTCTCGGATCTGCTCGGCCCCCTTCTTCCCGAAGATGACGTCCAGCTTTCCGTCCTTGTCGAGCTCGCGCACAATGGCGTCGATCTTGGCCGGCGAGCCGGTGCGCGCGCCCGTGCTGTCCACGTTCAAGTTCTTCTGCATTTCGTCCTTGATGTGGTTGATCACGGCGCCACGGAGGTCGCGCGCGGCCTGCTGGCCGGCAGCGATAACTTCCGGCGCAGCGCTGGCCGGGTGCGCCTCAAGCACACGAAAGACGTGGCGCACATCGTCGGTGCTGCCGTTCAAGATGGCGTGATTGAAAACGTCTTCGTAGGCGACAGCCCGGTCCTTCGTGCCCGGCTTCGTGCGCAGGGCTTTGGCGATCACGTCGCGGTTTTCGAATTCGTTGGCGTAGTTCTCGTAGGCACGGCGGGCCTGGCGGAACAGGTCGCCACCCTTGCCTTCCTGGGCAGCGTCGATAATGTTCTTCGCCTCCTTCCCGAACACGACATTCGGCGTACCCGGCTCGGACAGTTTGCCGATCGCTTGGCGTAGATCTTCCGAGGCCTCCAGCGTCATCACCGTGCGCGCAGGGTTCTTGGTGAGAGTGCGCAGGTCGACCGTTCCGCCCTGCACCTGGGCGTTCTGTTTCAGCTCGCTCTCGATCGTGCTGATGATGGGCGCCAGGCGGTCCTTGCCCTTGTTCCGCTTGATCCATTCGGCCAGCGCTGTCACGTCGACCGGCTGCGCCAGCTCGCCGGCCTCGCGTGCTTTCTGGTACAACGTGTTGATCTCGGCTCGCTTGGCGGTGTCTTTCGCGTCCAGCGCAGACACGACCGACTTGCCGACCTCACGGGCGCTGTAGGCCTGGGCGCCGGTTTCGTCGGCGAAAGCATCGAGGTTTTGGCCGAATTGTGCGTTCTGGTCTTCGTAGTGCGATGCCAGCGGCGCGCCTTCCTTCTGCTTCGCGGTCTCGCGTTCGAAAGCGACCTGCGTGCGGTCGCGGGTCAGCTGGCCTTTCGTCAGCTTGATGGGTGCCGGCAGCGCAGCGGCACGCTGAGCGCGCACGGTGGCGTCGGTCGCGGCGGCCGCACCGACACCGGACAGCTGAGACGGCGCGCGCACCAGGTCGCGCAGGCTCGGGCCCTTCGTGGCCACGGCAGCGGCGTCGGCAGCGTTCTGGGTGGCGGCGGTGGCTGCTGCAGCACCACGCACGGCGCGCGTCGCGTTGCCAGCGGCATTGGCCGCGGCGTTCAACTCGGGCAGTGCCAGGCCGCCGATCCCGCTACGCTCGATGGCATGGCCGACCAGCTGGGTCAGGTTCGCGCCGGTCTGCGTGCGCGGTTGGTAGGTGCCAGCCTGCGCCACCTTGCCGGCCAGTTCTTCGCCTTCGTTAATGCCCTGCTGGGTGCCGAATTTGCCGCCGGTGATGGTCTTGGCGGCGCCGGCCGCCGCACCGGCCAGGCTACTGATCGCGCCGGTGGCCATCGTGACCGGCACTTCGACCACGCCCAGCACCTTGTCGAACACGTCGCCGGCCGTACCTTTCTTGCCCAGCAGGACGTCGACGCCGTTAATCGGGCGCTCTTCCTTCACCGGCATGCGCGGGCGCTCTGGGCGGCCCTGGCCATCGTAGCCGGGCACGCCGGCCAGCTGCGGGTTCGGTGGGGCCTCGCCGCCCAGCTTCGACACGTCGTAACCGTTGCGCGCCAGCTTGTCGGTCAGTTCGGCTTTCGTGATGTTGTCGGGCACGCCGCGGATAACGGTGCCGTCAGGCAGTCGGACGTCCATTATTTGAGGCTCCCGAAGTCGACCACCTTGCCGGCGCCGGCCGGCGGTGCGCCGTGGTCGCCGCCCTTGCCGCTGACTTCACCGCGCAGGCCTTCACGCACCTGTTTCGGCGCGCGCTGGGCGGCGGCGATCTCCTGCAGCATCTGGTTCACGATCGCCTTGTAGGCTTCGTGACTCTTCGCCGTAGACAGCAGTTCGCGGGCGTGTTCGTTGTCGGACACGGTGGCCTTGCCGCCGCGCGCCATCGCGCCAGCGTAGGCGGTGGCCAGGCCGATATTCGCGGTCGCAAACTCGTTCAGGGCCGGGTCGTTGGTCTGGTTGTTGAACATCACCTGGGCGCGACCGAACGGCAGGAAGCCCGACCGGACCACCTTTTCCGATGCCGACAGCGCCAGCGGCGCCAGCTGGGCGGCCTCGGCGGCGGCGTTCTCGATGCGCGCGCTGATCGTGTTGGCGGTGCGCAGGCCGGCGGTCTGGCCCTGGAAGTCGGCCATGCGCGCGGCAATGTCTTCGCCGCCCAGGCCTTGGGCCTTCGCCTCGGTGGTGATCGCCTTGCGCAGCGCCACCAGGTTCGCCGAGCCCTGCGCGCCGCGGCCCAGGTTCTGCAGCACCGACTTGTCGCCGCGCAGGTACTGCTTCGCCATCATGCCCAGCGTGTCGCCATCCAGGCTTGCTTCGGTGTCGCCCTTCGCGTCCTGGCGCGCACCGATCATTTCCTGGACCTTGATCGCGTTGGCGCGGTTGGCGCGGCCCTCGGCGGCCACGCGGTCGTTCGTCGCCTTGTTGTCGGGGCTCTGGGTCTTGTCGATGGTCGACAACGTGGTGGTCGTGTTCGTCAGCGGGTTGGTCGCGATGGTCTGGACCTGGCCGCCGGTGTCGCGGGTCTCGATCTTGGACAGCTGATCCTTCACGCCCAGCGCGGCGGCGTAGGCCTGGTTTGCCATGTCCCCTACTTTGTCGGGCGCGGCGTCGATCTTCGCGTGGTACTGCGCCACCTGGTCGGGCGTGTAGACGCCCTGATCACCCAGCCACTGGATCGCGGCCTTGGCATTGTCGACAGTCGGGAACTGGCGCACGTAGCCGAAGGCCTGGCCGGTCAGGTCCACTTTCTTGTGCGCGGTCTCGATCTGCTTGGCCATGGTCTCGGCGCCGGCTTTCGCCTGGTCGGCTTGCGCCTTCGCTTCGGCGGCATAGGCCTTAGGCGATACAGCGGCCAGGGCGGACAGGCGCGCGGCGCCATCGGTCGGGTTAGCGGCATAGGCGGCGCGGGCGGCCTGATCATCGGCGCGCGCCATGTCGGCGGCGTCGGCCTTCGCGGCCAGGTCGCGCAGCGTGTAGGCCTTGGTCTGCAGGTCGACCGGATCAGCGAACTGCGGCAGCGCGGCCTGAAGTGCTACGAGTGGTTGCGGCATAGTGGGGTTCCTCTCAATACAGGACGTTGGCGACAGTGCCGCTGGCGGTGCCAGTGGCCGGGGTCTTCGGCAGCAGGGACTGCAGGGCGACGTAGTTGCCGACCTGGCCCAGCGCGCCGTTGATGGCGTTGCCGGTACCGACGTATCCCGACGCGCGTGCGGTGCCAGCGTCCTGGATGGCCTGGCCGACCTGGCCGACAGCCTGCGCTCCAGCTGCTGCGGTCTGGTTCACGGCGGTCTGGCCGATGCCGGCGACGCTGGCCAGCCGGTTGAATCGGGTGCTGACGTCGTTGTTGTAGCGGTCGTAGGCCTTGCCATATTCCTGGCTGGCTTGATCGCTGTTGAAGCGCGCCAGGGCCTTCAGGGTGGCGCCGGAATAGCGCGAACCGCGGGCAGCAGATGCGCGCTCAATGCCCTTTTCGCCTTCCGACAGGCGGAATGCATAGCCGGGGTCGGCCTGATAGTCGGCCATGCTGAAGGGCCGCATGTATTCGCCGCCAGGTTGCAGCCCGCCGGTCAGGGACGACAGCGCCGCGGTGCCAGCAGCGCGCCATGGCGCCTGGTCTTCCCGGGTCTGCTGGTACTGCTGCCAGGTGAGATCTGCAGCGCGGTCGGCAGATGCCGCTTGCGTGTTGGCGGCCGACTTCGCGCCGTTGGCGGCGATCAAGCCGCCGGCCAGGGCCGAGCCGGCGACTACGTATGTTGCGGCGCTGATGCCGAAAGCCATGGTTTTTCCCCTTGATGTTCGATTGCGGTGCGGTTTTCCAGCAGATCGCTGTATTTCGATGTGGTCAGGCGCTCCACCAGCACTTCCATGTCCTGGCAGTCGTCCGGGTTCGGGTGCACGGTGGTCCAGACGGTTTCCTCGAGCGCGTAGCCGGCGCGCTTGGTGCCGGGCTCTGACCAAAATTCGTAAGGGCCGACCAGCTCACGCATGCCCTGCTCTGTCCAGACGACGATTCGGCCGCGGCTGATGATGTTCAGGTGCCGGGTCTTGTGCTCAGCGCCGGTCAGCACCACGCCGGCCGGGATGGTCATCTCGCGGCGATACTCGCCTGGCGTGAACAGGTTTCGCACAGGGCATTCGGCCTGCCGTGGGGCCATGAGCATCGCCAGCTCGAGATCGAGGATGCGCGCGCGCAGCGCAACGGCCGTCAGGGGTGCCAGCAGGCCGGAGTAGGTCACGGCGATGTTCATGCGCCGTCCCGCCAGTTCACGCTACAGCCGCTGCCAGAGGCGTCCAGGTCCGCGACCTCGCTGCGCATCATTACCGGCTCGATGTTGGAGCGCTTGACGCTTCCCAGCGCACCGGCCAGATCGTCCTTCAGGTTCTGCAGCTCCTGTGGTCCCATGCCCGGGTAATCGGTGCGCAGCTCCCAGGCCAGCATCAGCCGAATCAGCCGGCGATAGCCCGGGGGCATGTCAAAGGTGTCGGTCAGCGCCGCCGCGGCAGTGAACTGCTTGCGCTGGCTGAGCGTCAGCACGCCCGCCTGGTACGGCGCCGGGTACAGCTGCAAGGTGGCGTTCGGGTACCCGTTGTCGTAGGCAGCCCAGCACGGCACGCCCGTGGTCTGCTTCACTGCCAGCGCGTCGTATTCCGCCTGGGGCACCAAGTCGACCGGATAATCCACGTCGTGGAAGGTAACGCGCGCCGAGTCGACGGAATTCATCGACAGCGGACGCTGGCCGGCGCCACCCGGGCCGACCAGGTAGGTCGACTGGTTTGCCACCAGCGGCACCACGGCGTCGACACTGGCGTACACGGCCAGGTTCTGGATCGACAATGCCTCGAGCACGTCGTTGAACTTGTCGAGCGCGTCGGTGGTCATGTCAGCGCCCGGGTTCTCGCCAACGGCCAGCGCCTTGACGGTGACCAGGGCGGCCGTGATCAGGTCCAGAACCGCGGCCATGGCTTACGCGCCTTCCTTGGCAGTGCGGGTGCGCTTGGCGGGTGCTACCGGCGCCGCTGCGGAGTCGCCAGTTGCCGCGCCCTCGGCGGTTGCCGAAGCGGTGCCGGTTTCGCCAGCAGTTTCGCCAGTTCCGGCGGTCGTGCTCGCGCGCTGGGCTTCGAAGTCGGCGCGGTCGCGCGCCAGGGCCTCGATCTGCTCGTCCAGCGCAGCGCGGTCGGCATCCAGCTGGGCACGCGCGGCGGCCAGGCGGGTCTCTTCGGCCTGCACATGGGCGGTGAACTCGTCCACGGCTTCGCCGAGGCTCTGGCGGCGCTCGGCGTCTTCGGCGGTGTCGAGGTTCACGCCCGGGATAGCGGCAGCGGCGAAGGTCGGTGCGGCGCTCGCCGGCGGCAGGAAGTCTTCCGGCGCTTCGGCCAGCTGGTCGGCGTTCGCCACCACAATCTGCGCGTGCGGGTTGCTGCGGTGGGTCAGGATCATCGGGAATTTCATCTGCTGGAGCTCCAAAAAAAATGCCCGGCGCACCGCTGGGGCGGGCCGGGCTGGGGTTACGGGAAGAGGATCAGCCCAGGACCAGGCCCGGCTGCGGGATGACCGACCAGTCGACCAGCACCTTCGCGGTTGCATTGGCGTTGCCGTACAGGGTCACCTGGCCGTCGGCAGGCACGATGCGATCGATGCGCAGCAGGGTGCCGTCGGCAGCGGCCTGGGCCACGGTCGCGAACACCTTGCTGGCGGCGCTGATCTTGTCGCTGGTGATGACCACCGACGACTGGCCGGCAGCGATCGCCACGGTGCCGGCGGCGACATTGGCGGTCACGGCGCCGGCGGCGACGCTGGCCTTGGTCGATGCGCTGGCGATGCCTTGCGCAATCAGGGCGTCTTCCAGCTGCTTCGGCAGGGTGACGATGGAGCCGGCCGCGTGGCCGGAATATGCACGGTTCAGGAGAACGGACATTGCAGGGTTCCTTCAGGGAATAAGGTGGGTGTTTGATGGGGCTGCGCGCCCCATCACGTGGTTGCTGGCGCCGATCAGGTGTAGAACTTGGTCGACAGTTCCGGATAGGTCGCGGCCCAGCCGAACAGCACGTCCAGACGCATCACGCTGGCGTCGTTGGTGCCGTCGTAGAACTCGGTGACCTTGATCGTGAAGCCGTCGCTGGTCTCCTGGTGCACGCCGATCACGCCCTTGCCGTTCTCCGGTGCCCACATCGGGACCATCGCCAAGGTGAAGGCGTCCTTGTGATAAGCCACGTTGCACTGGTAGCTGGTCGATGCGGCGCCGACGATCAGGAAGTTCTGGGCGTCGGTCGGCGAGGCGGTCACGTTCTGGAATGCGCCCGAGGTGACCAAGGCCGGCGAGACCGGGATGACGGTGGCGCCGGCGGCCAGGTCAGCGGTCACGACGAACTGGGCCAGGTCGCCGGTCGACTGGCGCGACTGCGGGTTCACCGCGTACACGCCCGGCCAGGTGATGACCGTGCCGCGGGTGATCGTGCCGGTCAGCGCCTGTACGGTGATGTTCGAGCCCTGCTGGTTCGCACCGTTGACGGCGGTACCGGCGACGTTCTGGGTGCCGTTGGTGTGGGTGTCGACGTTCTGGTCCATGCCGAAATTCAGGCCAAACGACGGCACCAGGATGCCGTTGTTGTTCTGCTTTCCGATGGTCTGCTGGCTGTTGAACATGCCTGCCATGCCCTTGACCATCGCGCCGTTCAGCTTCGGGGCACTGATCAGGGTGCGCTGGCCCATGATGCGCGGGGCGGCCATGTTGTCCAGGCGGGTACCGATGTCGGTGGCGGCGCCGACGGCCAGATCCTGCGTGCCCGGCAGTGCGCCAGTCGGGTTCAGGGTGTTGAAGGTCGAGTAGTGCGCCAGCTGCAGGCCCTGGCGGTCGATCTCGTTGGCCACCGGTGCGATAGCCGCGGCGATCTTCTCTTCCAGCTTGGTCAGCGACAGGGTGCGCTCGAGGCTGGAGAACTGCAGGTCGCAACCGCCCTGCGACAGGGTCAGCGGCACGGTCTGCTCGACGGTGCCCTGCGGGACGGCGACGCGGCCGGCACGGTACTGGTAGCGCGGCGGCTTCTTGATGTTGATGGTCTGGCCCGGGGCGTAGCCGCGGTTCATGTTGCCTTTGAACTCGTCTTCCCAGTCGCGGTTGACGTTGGCCGAGAAGGACAGCATGTTTTTCAGGATCGCCAGCGATTCTTTCGCGACGACGTTGGTGGTTGCAAGTACGTTGGACATGGTTCTGGGTTCCTCAGTGGAAGGGGTGGATTAGCGGATGTAGCGGGAGCCCTGCTGACGGCGCCATGCCTCGTACTGCTCCTGAGTCATGGTGCTGGGGTCCGTGCTGGGCGGCGCAGCTGCGGCTTGCGACTCGGTCGCGGCCGGCGGCGGCGCATTGGTGGTGCGTGCAGCAGGTGCAGCTGCGGCTGCAGGCGCCGAGGCCGTGGTTGCCTTGCCGGCCGCCGAGGCTTCCATGGCGCCAAGGGCCATGTACATCTGCGGAGTTGGCAGGCTGGCGATGCGTTGGGCTTCGGCCGGGTTCTTCGCCAGCTCGTACACGAGCTCGGGGCCGTGGGCGCTCGCCTTCAGCGCCGCCAGCATGTCGTGCGTGATCTGGATGTCGGCCTTTCCTACGACGTCCACGAAGTCCGGAATGCGTGCAGCTGCTTCCTTGGCACGTTCGTTGTAGGCGGCATCGATGGTTCCCTCGGCGTCCTGCTGGTACTGCTCTGCGGCCTGCTTGGCGTTGGCGGCGGCCTGCTGGCGCGCGCGTTCATCGATGCGGTGATCGAGAAGCGCAGCTTGGTATTCCTCGTCCGTGGCGAATTCGTGAGCCTGGGGCGCGGGGGTGGCCTTCTGGTTCCCTTCCGCGATAGCGCGCCAGCGTGCCGCCTCACGTTCGGCGGAGTGGCGCGCATGTGTCAGCTCATCGATGCGCTTCTGGATCTTGGACTTGAACCGGCCAGCCTCGTCGCGGTCTGCTTCGGTGCTGGCGGGGTTCTGGTTGCCGTCGTTCTGGCCCTGCTGCGTGCCCTGCTCGCCGTTCTGGCCGGCCGCGGAGGAATCGGTACCGGGATTTTGCTGGCCCTGCCCTGCAGCACCGTCCTGGCCGCTGGCCGGCGGCGTAGTCGTGGTGGTGGTCTGCGTGGTCTGGGCCGGCTGCCCGGCGGGCGCGGTGGTCGTCGTTGCTGCTGGGGCGTTGGTGTCGATTTGCATGGTCATCCCAAGAATTTAGAACCCGGAATCACTCCGGTTGGGCCAGGGTTTGCGCCGGTTCCGCTGCTTGGCTGGCAGCGGGGCGGGATTCTTCGGTTTGCATGGCGGCGGTGGCGAGGGCGCCAGGAACAGGCAGGCGCTGCAGCAGCAGCTGCACCATGCCGGTCAGCTCGGCGACGTCGGCGCGGCCCTGCGCGTTGATGCGGGCGACCTCTTCGCGGCTTTCCGCTTCCAGTCGGGCCTTTTCCAGCGCGGCCTGATGGCCAGCCTGCGCCTCGGCGAGTTGCTGTTGCAGCTGCTCGATGAACTGGTCGGCTTTCTGGATGTGCTGTTCGATTTCCGGCGGCAGCGGCGGCGGGCCGGCGTCCTGGCCGTCCTCGCCTTCCTTGTCGGCTTGCTTGATCTCGCCCGGGATGCCGGCGGCGAGCCGGCGCGCGATCGCTTCGGCGCCCGGCCAGTCCATGTTTTCGACCACCTTGTCGCCAGCGACGTCCAGCAGCTTCGGCCACTTGCTACCCAGCTCGATCATCGAGGCCTGGGCCTCCTCGCGCTGGGTGGCGTAGCCTGGGCCAGCGTCGAAAGTGACGCCGTAGCGGCCGATCGTGACGTCGTTCAGCACCGCCTGGACCTGCTGCAGCGGGTTCACGACCGGCTGGCCGTCCTTGTCAACGGGCTGGCCGGCCTCGTTCACGGCCGGCTGGTTGATCGGCATGGATTCCACCTGGCCGTTTTCGCGCATGATCTCGACCACGCGCGCGGCGTCGTAGTAGTGCGGGATCATGTCGACCAGGCAGCGGCCGCAATGGCGAATCGAGCGGTGCAGGTTGTCGATGAAGTGGAAGTTGGCGACATCGCCCTGGCGCTGCTGCTGGCGCTCCTGCACTCCGCTGGTCGCATTGCCGCGCGCGCCCAGGCTGGAGTCGAACAGGCCGGTGACGGCCTTGATGTTGTCTGCGGCGTGCAGGGCCATCTGCAGCATGCCCGCCGGGACATCAGCCATGGGCGAGCGCTGCGGCGGCGGCGCCAGCACGCCGTCGACGGAGACAGGCTTGTATTCGAGGAATGCGAAGCTCTTGCTGTTGGCCTGGGCCCACTTCTTTTCGTGCCCCTCGAACTGGCCTTCGGCGCCGATGAACGGCGTCTTCGGGCGCAGGCTGACCTCTTCGGTCGCGCTGGTCATCCAGAAGTTGTACATCTGGGCCGGGTCCTTGGCGTCGCGGATGATGCCCTTGCGGATCACCTTGCCCTGAATGTCCAGCTCTTCGCCCCAGACTGGGAAGACCGGGATCCACTGGCACATGATGTCCGTGCGCTCGAGCACGGCGCCGGCGCAGGCCTTGACCCACTTCAGCTGCGGGATGAGGGTCTGGCGCTTGTTCTGGACGACGGTGCCGGCCGGCGGCTCGGTCGTGGTGGTCGTGCCGTCGCCCAGCAGGTACAGCGTCGCGGTCTTGTAGTCGAAGTAGTAAAACTCGACCACGCGCACCATGCTTTCGGTCATCCAGCCGGGCTGGATCTGGTTGCCCAGCGTGTTCACGGTCGACTGACAGGCGGCCAGCTTGCCCGGGTACTTGCGGTCGAACTCGGCGCGCGGCACGTCCAGCACGATCGCGCAGCGCTTCGCGTCCGAACCATCGCCCTGCACGCTGGCCGGGTCAAAGTAGACCTTCAGGGCGTCGCGGATGCGCTCGTACTTGATGACCTGGTTGAAGCTGGTCGGGCTCTCGTAGTCGGTGACCAGGCGCCAGAAGCCGAAGCCGATGGCGGCCGCGCTGTTCACGGCGGTGTCGTAGGCGGTGTCGGCGTTGCTGCTGTTCTCGATCTGGCGAATCATGCCCTGGTAGATCTCGGCGCCCTTGTCGTCGGCGCCGTGGCCGACCGGGTGCACCTTGATGCCCACCTTGTTCTGCCGCTGGTCGTTGGTGACCTGGTGCAGGTAGGTCGGCAGGCGGTTGAACGTCAGGCATGGGCGCCCTTCGAGCTGGCGCATGCGCTTGATCTCGTCCGGCCACTGGTCACCAGCCAGGAATTTCAGGTCGGCGACGGCGTCGGCGCGGTTCGCGCTCTCGGCCTTGATGGCCATGTCGGTGAACTCGCGGATTTCCTTCAGCAGGCTGTCGTCGCCTGATGCGCCGGCGGCGCCGTCGTTACGCGTGCTCATGTGCGGCTGCCCATTGTTGCGCCACGGTGCGCGGCAGGCGCACCAGGATGGTCGGCGAGAGCTGCAACGGCATGAAGCCGAAGCTGCGCTCGTACCAGGCGCCCAGCTGCTCGGCGGTAGGGCCGTCGATGCCGAACGGTTCAGGGGCGATCAGCAGCAACATGCCGTTCTGGTCGGCCTGATCGCAGACCTCGCGCATCAGCGCGCTGGCGTAGCCCTTGCGGCGTGACCAGCGGTCGGTGCGCAGGCTGGTGATCTCCAGCACGCGGCCGCGCTCGGCGGGCGGGACGATGCCCGAGTAGCTGAGGTCGAGGCTTGCATGGCCCATAACGATGTGGCCGGGCTTCATCCCATCCATCCGCCTTCTCCTTGGTAGTTGTCTTCGGCGACGGCTTCCGTCGCCTTCTTGGCGGGCTTGACGAGCGCGGGGAACAGCTCGGCCAGGGCCCAGATATGCGCGTCAGCGCGGTTCGGTGATCGCGGGCCGGTGTAGCCCGATGTGGAAAAGGCGCACAGCTCGTCTTCGAGCTTGGCGAAGACGCCGACGTGGCGCACCTTCCCTTGTTCGTACAGCACGCTGAAGGGCTCGGCGCGCTGCGCTTTGCCGCGGCTGGCAGTGACCATCTTGAAGTTCACACGGCTGCCGGCCTTCAGGGCCGCGGCCTGCACGACGAACTTGACCATGCCGCCGCCGAAGTTCGACTCGCCGATGATGGCGTCGGCGTTGTGCCGCTGGTAGGCCTGTACGGCGACGCTGCCCCAGGTCGTGGGGCCGCCCTTCACGGTCAGGTCTTCGAGCAGATAGGCGTTGCCATCGGTGCCCAGGCCTTCGACGGTGATGCCGACTTCGTCGTTGTCCGCGTTCTGCTCGTCGTCGCTGGCGCCGCTCGGGTCGATCGAGACGACCACGCGCACCAGGGCGGGCACGTGCTCGCTGTCGGCGCGCCACTTGTCGATTTCCGCTTCATCGAACAGAGCGTTCGGGGTGGCCTCGGCGAACTCGCCGCGCAGGAAGCGGCGCTTCATACGCTCGGATAGGCCTTCCAGGGTCGCCAGGTACTCGGGCGAGAGGTTCGCCGCGTTGTCCGTCGGGTTCATCTGGAAGCTGTCGTAGTTCTCCGGCTTGGCCAGCGGCGCCTTCGTCTCCGGATCCAGCTTTTGCTTGAAGACCTTGAAGGTCCAGTGCATCTTGCTGGGCGGGTTGCAGTCGAACAGGAAGCGCAGCTTCAGGGGCTGCTCGACGCCGTTGATGATCTGCATGCAGCGCTGCGCCAGGCGGGTCAGCAGGATCTGGACGCCGGCCCAGGCGATCTGCGACGCCTCGTTCACGTAGATGGTGCAGAACTCCATGCCCAGCACCTTCTCCATGCGGTCCTTATCGTCCAGGCCCAGGAACCAGATCACGGCGTCGCCCGGCAGCTTGGCGTAGCCGTCGCTCATGTTCACGTCCCAGTCGCGGCCCTTCTCCAGCTGCGGGAAGCACACGCGCATCACCTTCGGGAAGGTGTCGAGCATGATCGAGGCCTTCAGGTGGTTGAAGCGCGAACGCACGATCAGGTGGCGCGAGCCCGGAGCCTTCAGCGCGCGGGTGACGATGTTCCGGATGATCAGGAAGGTCTTGCCAGAGCGGCCGCCGCCGAACAGCATCAACCAGGTGGCCATGCTACCCAGCACGGCCTGGGCCAGCTTCTGGCGCTCGGTGGGGTTGAAGCCGCTCATAGGTCGACGTCTGAAGCGGCGAAGATGACCTGCAGGGCGCCGCCGCCTTCGCCGGTCAGCTGCAGCTGGTTGCCGTACTTGCGGGGCTTCATGCGCTGGGCCTGCTCGACGCGGGCGTTGATGCGCAGCTTGGCCTTCCGGATTGAGGCGGTGTCGGCCTTGCAGTTGTCGGCGATGTCTACGATCTCGTCCACGAAGGTGTCGACGCGCTCGTCGGTGGCCTTCTCGTACAGCTTCACGAACTCCGGGAACTCAGCCAGCCAGCGGAAAATGGTGGCCTTGCTGGGCATGCCGGGCTTTTTGCAGACCGACCGCAGCGATCCACCGTCAGCGATGGCGGCGCAGAACTTGGCGGCCAGCTCGGTCGTGTAGGTGGTGTTTGACATGGTATTCAGGCAAAAAAATAGGCCCGGCTGGTGAGGCCGGGCCCGTAACGCCCTGGTCGATCAGCAGGGCGAGGAGACACTGGAAATTGGTGCCGGTGCTGTTCCCGGCCGTCAAACGTCAATCCAAAGCAAAAAGCCCCGCGTCATCGCTGACAGCGGGGCTTCTCAGGTCCTTCGGGCGTGGCTCTGGCTCCCAGCGGGAACCAGAACGCGTCTTGAGGGACGGAAATAAGTTGTTGGCCGGAATTTACTGCTGAGCTTTCCGGCTGTCAAGAAATTTCTAGATGGAACGTTGTTTGTGTATCTCGGCGGCTGCACGCGTGACGGCGCGCCGGGCTGCTGCTGCCGGGTTATCGATGGTCGGTTCGGACCAGTTACCGTCCGCGAACACTACCGAATCCCCTTCCCAATCGATGTCGATGCGAAGCGCTGCGGCCAGATTCAGCATGTCGTCGCTGTGCACCAGCGAGTTCCAGGCGTAGACCACCGAACCGTCAGCGAAGTGCAGGTTGACCCAGTTTTCGCCCTCCACGTCCTCTACCTTCACGGCACCGATCGCGCGCGCGGCCAGCTCGAGCAGCTGGCGGTCGGCCTCGGGAATGGCCTTGCGGGGCGGCGCCGGCAGCTGGTCCTGGTCGGCGTCGCCCTCATCCGGGTAGAACTGGCCTTCGAACCATTCACCACGCTGGATTTTGTTGTCGTCCGTGCTCACTGCTGCCCTTCCGTGTTTTTCTCGACCATGGATTCTATCGCGGCCTGGGCTTCGCGGAACCGCAGAACGAACTCCCGCACCGGGAAGGAGCACTTGCGGGCGACGACCTCGGGCCGGGCCTGCTGGATGTAGCACCAGTTCAGCAGCAGGCGCTGCGCGATCGAGATACGAGGCATAGCCAGCTGGATTCGGGCGGCGTCCTTGGCGTCGATGCCCTCGCCCACCTGGTGGCCGGACCAGACATCACCGAGCGCCGAGCGCCGCATGCTCTCGCAGATCGCGCCGGTCATGCAGTCGGCGCCGCGGCTCCCGCGCGCCGTGCACCACCGCGCCCAGTTCTCCAGGCGCACACCGATGTCGCGGCGTTCCGTCAAGCGGCCTCCCTCACGCCGTACGCTGCCGCCAGCAGCATCACCATGAAGACCATTCCAAGCGCCCAGCCGATGCATACGGCCTGCAGGCTGGTGAGGCGCAAGCGGTCGACCACGGCGCGCGCACCGTACACGCCGGCCAGGGTGGCCACGATGCCGAAGGCTGCGCCGATCATCATGCGGCCTCCGGCAGCTGCTCGCGCACGCGGGCCAGCGACAGGATCGCCAGTGCGTCGGCCTCGTTGTTGTCCTTCGGGCGGAAGCCCTTGGCGCGGGCCGCCTCGACCATGGCCAGCTTGTCCGCGTTGCCGGCGCCAGTCCAGTGCTTTTTGACCTGGCCGACGCCCACCGGACGCAGCGGCACGTTGTTCGCCGCGCACCACATCTCGAGGCAGGCGAGGAAGCCGCCGTAGATGTGCGCCGCCAGCGTGCCGGCGTGGTTCTTCACGTCCTCGTAGTAGACCGCGTGGATCTCGCCGGCCTGCAGGCGCTGCTCGGCCAGGAAGGCGCGGAACTTCAGCCAGCGCTGGCCGGCCGCTTCCATGCGGCGCACGGCAAAGGATTCGCTGCCGCTGGCCACGGTGCCGTCGCGCGAGCTGCGCGCCCAGCCGGTGGTGGTGCCGATGTCGATGGCGAGGATGTTCATGGGTGGGTTCTCCTTGTCGTTGTTGTTGCCGCCCGGGCTGGCCGGGCGGGTGGTGCTGTTACGGGACGATCTGCCAGTCTTCGGCCAGCATGTCGGTCTGCGATGCGAGCCAACCCATCAGGATGCGGTTGTCGGCCGTTTTCATGAGGATGCAGGGCAGAACTTCGGCACCGCCGCCGTTCTCGGTGCGCGCCCATTCGCTGGCGTTCTTCGACCAGAAGTTCTCGAAGGCGATGTTGCGCGGGTTGGTCGTGCTACCGGACAGCGAGATCCACATGCCCTTGCCGTTCCAGCCAGCTCGCGCGACCTTCGCGCCGCGCTTCATGGCTTCCAGGGCCAGGCCGAAGGTCATGGCGTCGCAGGGGCGGTAGGCGTTGTCGAACGCTGCCTTCGGGGTCCAGCTCACGTAGCCGGCACGGCCCGGGACGTTCGGTTTGCCGTCCGACTCGTACTCGACCAGGTAGCCCGCGTCCGCGCCGTTCTCGTCCGCAGGCAGCTGCCAGCCGCGGAAGGCGACATACGCCGCCCTAGTCATGGCCTCGGCGATGATGATCTTCGTTCCGATGAATCGCATGTGTTGCATCCCTTTCAAGGTGTGGTGCTGCGGTTTTGCGCTCGCGCGCGAAGTGGTCTCAGGTGGCCTCGGTCGCCAGAGCGTCGCGGGCCATCTGCACGGTGGTCGGCGTCAGCTTCTCGCCTGCTGCTGCGCGCTCGAGCACGCGTCGGGCCCAGCCCAAACGGTCTGCGGGCGGCTCGCGGTTGATGACCTTGCCGACCAGGGTGCCGATCAGGGCCTTGGCTTTCTCGCACGTGGTCAGCGACTGGCCTGGCGCGGTGAGCTCGAACACCGGTTCGGGGATCTCGGCCAGCTCGGCCTTGTCCAGCTGCTGCTGAAGCGCGGTCTCCCATCGCACCTTCACGGCGCTGAAGGTCTGTTCGCGCAGCTCTCGGCGCATCGACCATGCGGCCCAGAAGATCGCCGGGTGTGACCAGGTACCGAACTCGCCCTTCCCTCGGGCTTCCAGACCGGCGACGGCCTCGTAGTAGGCGCGCATCGGGTCGACGTGCGGCCGGCAGGCCTGGATGAACTCGGCGCAGCTGGGCGGCCATGCGAAGCGGCGGCGGCATTCGCGCAGGCCGACCTTCACGTCGTTCGGGGTGATGCCCTCTTCCTCGAAGGCTTCGACCCAGCTTTCGGCCCAGTTGTCGATGGCCTGCTGGTTCGTGAAGTTCGAACGCCACTTGTGCGGGTAGGCGCCGTCCAGGCGGTTGAACAGGTGGTCGATGAACGCGATGCCCAGGGCCGGTACCGGATCGAACCACTGCGAGAACGGGCGCGTGCTGGGCGATGCGGGCTGGTCGTGAATCTCGGCGAGGTTCGTCATGGGGCTCTCCGGTTGCGGTTGACGTGGGCGATCGGGTCGAACTTCTCAGGGCGGCCAGCCGGCGCGGTGCGCACGGGCGCGTCCTGCGCTTCTGGAGCCTGCAGCAGCTGCTCCACGATCGGGAACAGGTAGCCCAGTGGGACCGGGCTGTCGCCTTTCGCGGCCTTCGCCTTTGCGATGGCGCGGTTCAGCACGTCGTCCGTCACCTTCGGGTTCTGGGCCCAGGTCACGGCCACTACCGGGTTCTGCGCGGTGGTCTGGATGCCCTGTGCGCGCAGCAGCAGCGCGATCTGGACGTTGCGGTCGGCGGGCAGTGGCGCCTCGACCGGGTGGTCGTGATCCCCAGGCGGATCCTCGGGCGGCGTAGTTGGCGGTTGAGCAGACGAGGATGTATTTAATTCTCCCTGTCCCTGTCCCTGTCCTTCTCCCTGTCCCTTAAGAGAGTTTTCCGGTGGATTTCCAGATTCGTCGTCGTGCTTTCCAGCGGAATCACCAGCGCTTTCCGGCGGAATTCCTTTCGATTCCGTTGGAATGTTGTCAGGAGCGCTACCCGGTTCCGGCGGAAGAGTCAGCAGCGGACGGCCCTCAGCCTCACGCTGTTTGTTGGATTTCCTGATGCGGTCGCACTCTTTCTTCCATTGGTGATGCACCTTCGCCTTCCAGCTTTCCAGCGCTTTCTCGGCGACGACAGGGTGATACAGGCGACCGTCGGCGCACTTGATCCAGCCGTGCAGCGCGCCCTCGCGGACGGTCGCCCATTCCTTGACCACGCGGCCGTAGCCGGCGGCCTTGGCCAGGAAGCGGTCGTCGTCCGGAAGGGATGCGGCGGGCACCTGATGCCAGGCAGCGCTCCAGAGAAGCACCGCGGCCCAGCATGCCTCGGGGGATTCGTATGCGGCCATGTCGCTGTCGCGCAGGCGCGCGACGTCCAGCGGCATGAAGGCGAAGTCCTGCAGGTTGCACTCGGCCGGGGTGAGCGGCGCCGGCAGCGCGCCTTCGGCGTGATTTGTCATGGTGGGCATCCCATCAGCTCGCGGGCCGCCCATTGGCGGTCCTGCTGCTGCTCGGCCTGGGCCTCACGCCAGCCAGCTTGCCAATCGGCGACGGCCGGCGACATCCAGTTCATGTGGTGGTCATCGACGCCGCGGCCATCGTAGAAGGCCTGGGCGCCGCGTGCGCGCATTTCTTGGCGGGAGACGATCTGTTCCATCAATCCTTCCCCTCGGGCTTGCGGTACTGCTCGACCGCTTCCGCCAGCTCGTTGCCGCTCTGCTCGTAGCGTCCAGCTGCGCGCGCCTTCTCGCTGGCCGGCGCGTGCGCTACAGCCTTGCGGCGGTCGTACCAGGTGCAGGCTTTCGCCAGCACCTTTGTCGCCGCGTAGTTGTCTGTCGTTGTTGTCATAGCTTTACTTTCTCTCTTGGCCCTGGGCGAACCCGGGCTATTTGCTCACCGTCTCATGGCGTAGGCGGAAGCCGTTAAAGATGCCTCCGGCCGTTGCTTACGCCGCGGGCCCGGCCAGCCAGTCGACCGGGACCCGGACATCCTCGGGATTCCCGGCCACGCGGCGGGGTCGTACCATGCGTGCGCACGGTCGATGCCGCTTGCGCCGCGGCGTGGTAAAGACTGCGGAGGAAAGGGCTGCGGCCCAGACCTCCGCGGATAGCATCCAGTCCAGCCACTTCGCCTTCGTTCAGCAGAACTTCGACGGTGACGGTGCGGGTTGCGGGGTTCAAGCTCATGGTGTTTCTCCTTGGTGGTGCGGATTACGAGGACGGCCAACTGGCCGGGGTACTGCTGGGCAAATGCCCATGTGCAACTTTTTGGGCGTAGAAAAAGCCGCAGGGTTATTGCGGCTGAGATTCGGTAGCGATGATTTGCGGTGGGTCCCCGAAAACAGCGGGGTTCAGCTCGTAACGTGTGACTTGGCCGTCCAGCTTGGCTTCGACCTCGCGGCAACGTTCGCCAGGGACAGCGCCCTGGGCCGCCCATTTCTGGATGGCCTGCGGTGTCAGTCCGAGGAGGTTGCCCAGCGCGGTCTGACTTCCAGCTAAACGAATGGCTTTTGCGATTCCGGTTTCCATAGGGTTGGTCTGTAGTTGTGGGTTACAACCCTAGGTTACATCACGGCGCCTTTCATTACAACTTATTTTTGCAGTGAATTCTACAACTAAGCCTTGTAATATGGATGTGTGGAAAATATGGCAAAGCGATTAACGGACCTGTTACAGGCCAAAAACGGCGGCAACCAATCCGAGATGGCGCGGTACATCGGTGTGACCCCTCAGGCTGTCCAGAAGTGGATGGCAGGCATCACTGAACCCCGCGGTAAAAACCTCGAGATGGCTGCCGAGTTCCTGGGCGTGACGCCGGCACATCTGAAGTTCGGGATCCAGAGCGATGCAGCTGGCGCGGCTGAGCAGAAGCAGACCGACCCGGTCAGCGGCCTTCGGCCCGGCAGCTTCATGCGCGTGGAGGGTGCTGATCAAGACGATCCCAGGTTGACGATCATTCCGAAGGTGCGGCTCCGCCTCACGGCAGGCCTCAGCGGCTTCGAGGTCGAGCCGGAACCCTATGACGGCGGGTCGACCACCGTGCCGACAGATTGGATCGAGCGAAACGGGTATTCGCGCGCCAAGCTGATCGCCATAACGGTGCGCGGCGAAAGCATGGAGCCGACTTTCTATGAAGGCGACCTAGTCGTGATCAATACGGCTGATATTCAACCCGTCGCCGGCGCTGTATATGCTGTGAATTACGAAGGTGAACCTGCAATTAAGCGTCTGGCACGCGATGCAGGGCGTTGGTGGCTGGTTTCCGATAATGTCGATCAGCGCAGGTATTACCGCCAATCATTTCAAAGCGATACGTCGCAAATTATTGGTCGGGTAGTAAGGAAGGAAACAGAAAGGTTTTAATGCTGCACTCGATTCAACGCCTGCGCGGAGTGCGCATGGCGATCGTACTTGTTGAGCCCAGGCAGCTGGGGTGGGACGTGGCTGGGCCTCTGCTGAGTGAGCTGCAGGCGAAGTTTCAGCTACCGGTAATACTAGTCGCACGTGATAACACGGCATGGAATAACGCCAGGTCGGTGGCTGAATTCGATTCGGTGCCCTATTTACTTGAATTGCTTGCACTCGGCGATATTGAGTGGACTGAAGCTAAGTTTGCTGAACCAGAATTACCTTTTTAGACGCACAAAAAGAATATATGAAAAAGATCGCGACTCTCATTACTGCAGTTTTGCTATCGGGTTGCATTTCTCAAGTTACGCTCATTTCGCAAGATAGCCAACGATATGTAATGGCGGTCGATCAAATGGGCAAAAAGCTTTCCGTGAATATTGATGGAGTCGCATATACCGGTACGGCAGTCGGAAGCGACACAGTCGCGATCGGCCAGACCCAGACGTTCGGCCTGCGCCCATCCATGTCTACCTCGACCATCGTGGTGCCTGGCGCGACCGGCCAGGCCCTGCTGGTCGCCACCAGCGGCGAGTATCTGCAGTGCAGCTACGCCAAAGACGGCCGCACTGTAATTGGCAAGTGCGAGACCAACAAGGGCCGCCAGTTCGTAATGACGAGCATGTAAATGCCGCTTGTATAGCGTGAAGAATCCGGGGTGATGCCCGGACTGCGGGCCATCAACCCGCTTAAGGTAAAGAGATGCGAGCCCCACCTAAGGGGTGGACAAGCAATCGGTCTCCGCGCCGAACCAGTGCTGGCTGAGCCGGCGCTGGGGCCACCGCAGCTGCAGCTGCACCGGCTAGCGCCCGGCATGGCGCGATATAAATTCCGAAAGCCCATCAACGGTGCTGACGGGCGCCCGGTAAGCGCCAAGCATGAGCGAGAGCAAAATGCGAAACGCCAAGCCGAATGCAGTAAAGGTGAATTGGCTCGATGGCGTGGCCAAGGTAATTCGGGCGCTTGCCCAGTTGCTGCGGGTTCTCCACGACACCGACCTATTGTGACCTGAAGGTGGCGGACTGGCTGCGCCGGTCCGCCATCAACGACTCCACCTCACACCCATCAACTACAACCGCGATGTTACATCGCGCGTGCTCCCTACACTCTCCCCCCTGACGTTACAACCGTTCAAAGAGTTCTTTCGAGCTTGATTACAACTTTTACTTGCAGTACTGTTCGGCTTGTTGTAACCTGACGTTGTAGTTTGTTGAAACGCAGACAGCTCAGCATTCGCCGAGCAGCCGAACTGGAGAACACGATGCGCCCCTTCCGCTTCAACCCCGCTGACCACGAAGACGCGATTGCCATTGCGACCGAAGCCGCCGCCAAGCGCCTGACCGAAGCCTTCCTGGCCGATCAACCGGCGACCAAGAAACTGATCCTCGACTGCCTCGGCGAAGCGCTGGCCGACGACAACACCCTGGCCGAAGTGGCGCGCCGCGAGCTGGCCGGCGAGCCCGCCCTGGGCAAGCTGCTGGCCGACGTGATCCACGCCGAAGCCGAGCCGCTGGCCCTGCAAGAGGTCGAGGCCACCGCCCGCGCCCGCTACGCCGACTACGTCGACATGCTGGTCGACATCACCAAGGACCGCGCGCTGGCGTGACCGAACAGGAGCGCCGCGCCCCTCACAACGCGCGGCTTGCCTAATCCCGGGTCAATGCAAAGGGGGCCGCCTCGGTCGCAGAGGACGTAGCGCCTACGCAGCGCGGGCAGCCGGAGAGACGGCCCAAACAACCACCATGCCGGCGGCGCCGGCCAGAACGAGGAATAGCATGGACGTCACTAACATCGCCCGCCGCCTGGTGCGCAAGCTCGCCAAGCCCTTCGCCCTGTGGCTGATCGAGCTGCAGATGGCCGAAGCCGAGGCGCACGCCGACCACTACATGGAGCTGCGCACCGACCTGGTCGGCATGGAGCTCGACATGCGCAAGCAGGCCGTCGTGCTGGCCGAGCGCCGCAACCAGATCAGCACCTGGTAACCCATCACCACCACCGAGGAAACGCCGATGTTCCGCCACATTCTGAACCAGTACCGCCTGTCGCTGCGCGCCGGCTTCCAGCCGCGCAAAGCAATCACCCGCGCCGTGCGCACCTACGTCTACGGCTTTTAACCACGAAGGAAACCATGAACGAACTGACCACCCAGGGCGAACCGACGTTTTCCCTTTCCCCGCGCAGCCTGGCCGAGGCCATGGAATTCGCCAAGATCATCGCTTCTTCGGACATGGTGCCGAAGGACTACGTCAACAAGCCGGGCAACGTCCTGGTGGCGGTGCAGACCGGCGCCGAGCTGGGCCTGAAGCCGATGCAGTCGCTGCAGGGCATCTCGGTTATCAACGGCAGGCCCAGCATCTGGGGCGATGCGATGCGTGCGCTGGTTATCAGCCATCCCGAATTCGAGGATCTGCACGAAGACAAGCAGGACACCCACTGCACGGTCACCTTGAAACGGCGCGGGCGCTCGGCGGTGGTCACCACGTTCACGATGGAAGACGCGAAGAAGGCCGGCCTGGCCGGGAAGTCGGGGCCGTGGCAGACCGCGCCCAAGCGGATGCTGCAGATGCGCGCGTTCGCCTTCGCCGCCCGCGACCTGTTCGCCGACGCCCTCAAGGGCATCAAGTCGACCGAGGAACTGCGCGACTACCCCGCAGATGAGCGCGTCGAGCGCGACATTACTCCTACGCCGGCCGCGGCCGCGGTGGCGGCGCCGGCCCGCCCGGAACTGCCAGTGTGCACGCCCGAGAAGTTCGCCGAGAACACCCCGGCTTGGCGCGACCTGATCCTGTCGGGGAAGAAGACGCCGGCGGCGCTGATCTCGATGCTCAGCACGAAAACCATCCTCAGCGAAGACCAGAAGCTCACGATCGACAGCTGGGCCCACGAAGGCGAATAAGGAGAACACTATGGCAACTATCCACGACCTCACCCAAGGCAGCCCCGAGTGGCAGCAATACCGCCTCGAGAAGTTCGGCGCCAGCGAGGCGGCCGCGATGCTGGGCATCTCGTCGCTGGTCAAACGCAATGAGCTGCTGCACATGAAGGCGACCGGCACCGCGCAGGAGTTCAGCGACTGGGTGCAGAAGCACATCCTGGACTACGGCCACCACGTTGAAGCGCTGGCGCGCCCGCTGGTCGAAGACCTGATCGGCGAAGACCTGTACCCGGTCACCTGCTCGGACGGGCGCCTGTCGGCGTCCTGCGACGGCCTGACCATGGGCGAAGACATCGCCTTCGAGCATAAGCAGTGGAACGCTGCGCTGGCCGAGGCGATCGCCTCCGGCCAGCTGCCGGACGAGTACATGCCGCAGCCGCAGCAGATCATGATGGTCACCGGCTGCAAGAAGGTCGTTTTCGTGTGCTCGGACGGCACGCTCGACAATTTCGTGTACCTGTGGGTGCTGCCGGATGCGGTCTGGCAGGAGCGCATCCGCGCCGGCTGGACGCAGTTCGAAGCGGACTTGGCCACCTACCAGCACGTCGAAGTGCTGCCGGCGCCGGTCGCCGCCGCGGTGCAGGACCTGCCGGCCCTGTCGATCCGCGTCGACGGCCAGCTGACCCTGAACCACAACCTGGTGCTGTTCGGGGAGCGCCTGCAGTCCTTCATCGCCGACATCGACACGAATCCGAGCGACGACCAGGCCTTCGCCGATGCCGAGCAGGCCATCAAGGTGATGGAGCGCGCCGAGAACGCGCTGGGCGCCGCCGAGGCCTCGGCACTGGGCCAGGTTTCGGCAGTCGACGAGATGGTGCGCACTGTGGCCAGCTACAAAGAGCTGGCCCGCAAGACCCGCCTGATGCTGGAAAAGGTGGTCAAGGCGCGCAAAGAGACCATCCGGGTCGAGATCCAGCAGTCCGGCAAAGACCGTGCGGTCGCCCACATCGCCGCGCTGAACACGCGCCTGGGCAAGCCGTACATGCCGGCGATCGCCGTGGACTTCGCCGGAGTCATGAAGGGCAAGAAGACCGTCACCAGCCTGCGCGATGCGGTCGACACCGAGCTGGCGCGCTTCAAGATTGAGGCAAACGCCGTGGCCGACCGCATCCAGGTCAATCTGACCACGTTGCGCGAACTGGCCGGCGCGCATGCCTTCCTGTTCGCTGACACGCCGTCCATCGTGCTGAAGGATGCCGACGATCTGACAGCCCTGGTCAAGATGCGCATCGCAGAACACGAGCAGGCTGAAGCCGCGAAGGCGGAAGCGCTACGGGCTCGAATCGCCGAGGAAGAGCGCGTCAAGGCCGAAGCGGCGGAGCGCGCACGCGTCGCAGCCGAGACGAAGCGTCAGTTGGACGAGCAGGCCGCTGCCGTCGCCGCGGCTCGAGCGCAGGAAGAGGCTGCCGCACGCTCCGTCGCTGCCAGCACCGCGCCGGCGCCGGCCTCGGCCGTCGAGTTCCATCCGGCTGCGCCGGCCCAGGTGACGCCGATCGAAGCCGCGCGCGCTGCAGCGCCGGCCGACGAGCCCCTGCTGCGCCTCGGCCAGATCAACGAGCGCCTGGCGCCGATCACGCTGACGGCCGAAGGCCTGGCGCGCCTGGGCTTCGCTCACGCGCTGACCGACAAGGCGGCGAAGTTGTACCGTGAATCGGACTTCGTCCGCATCTGCGCCGCGCTGCAGCGTCATCTCGTCGCCGTATCCCAGGCGAAGGCCGCGTGACATGGCCGGCCAGCGCGCCTTCCTGTGGACGATCCTGCGCTGCCGCGAGCAGGACTTCCAGCGCTTCCTAGGTGTCGACGGCGAGAAGGCGGCCGCCAGCCGCGTGAAGGAGCTGTGCGAAGTCGGCTCGCGCGCGGAGCTGGACCGCGACCCGGCCGCCGAGCGGCGCTGGAACGAACGCATCCGGCGCGCCTACCTGAATTACCAGCAGCAGAACCACCCTACCCCCAACCACAACCAGGACCAGGAGATGTAACCACTATGTTCGACCTCGACCAGACCGTAAAACTCGCCAACGTCAACCCGCGCGCGGAGAAGCACGGCGAAGACACCAAACCCGCTCTCGACCTCAAGATCGAAGCCATGTGCCCCAGCAGCGCCCTGATCCACTTCCACAGCGAGCTGCGCCACCACCTGTTCAAGAAGGACGAGAACCCCGACCTGGTCGACCAGGTGACCGAGGGCGACGGCCTGACCCAGCTGCGCTACCCGAAGATGGGCGCGATCAAATGGGACTGGGAAGGCATGGGCTACACCGCGGAAGTCGATTACGGCCTGGGCGGCGCCAGCAACATCGTGCTCGAGGACGTGAAGCTGGACCACTTCTGCTTCGAGCCCCAGAACGGCGGGTCTGTCGCGATCACCTTCCGGATGACCGTGCACGCGACCGCCGACGACGTCGGCAAGCTGTGCGAATTCATCCAGCGCGACATCGAGCTGAAGCTGACGCCGCCGGAGGCGAAGACCGCCGACGACCTGTTCCCGGACAACATGCGGAAGGCGGCCTGATCATGGCGCGCGC